ATGCTGGTTGGAATTCACAAAATGCAAATAATTCAAATTTCTTGGGTGATTTTGCTGGTTATCAAACAACAAATGCCGAATACTCAAATTTCTTAGGTGAAAATGCTGGTAATGGTGCAACGGATGCTGCTAATTCAAATTTCTTTGGTCAGAATGCTGGTTATGGTGCAGCAGGTGCTTACCAATCAAATTTCATGGGTACTCAAGCTGGTATATATGCAACAAATGCCGCTTATTCAAATTTCATGGGTACTCAAGCTGGTATATATGCAACAGGTGCTTCTCATTCAAATTTTATGGGGTATCAAGCTGGTTATCTAGCATCAAACGCAAATCAATCAAGTTTTATAGGTCAAAATGCTGGTTATCAAGCAACAGGTGCCAGCAATTCAAATTTATTTGGTTATAATGTTGGTAATGGTGGTGTTTTAGGTAGCTTAGGTTCAAATAACATTATAATTGGTACAAATATATCATTACCATCAGGAACAACAAATTCAATAAACTTAGGTGGTGTTTTATTTGGAAATAATACATATTCAGGGACAACTGGTATTCCAAGTATATCTGCACAAACACAAGGTAGAATTGGGATTAACGTGGTTACACCTTCAGAAGCATTACATGTATCTGGGAATATTAAAACAGATGGTAATTTAACAGTTACTGGCACAACATTTAAAGGTAATGGGTCGTTTACAAAAGGTGGATACGCTTCTGGTGATATTTTATTAGATAATGGAAGTACAGATTCACCAGGAGTTTTAATGTATTATGCAAACAATAACAATTATGGTTTAGATACGTGGAATGGTACTTATGATGTTTTAAGTGGACAATTATTTCGTGTTACAAATAATTTAAATGAATCTGGTGGAGCTGTGAAAATGGTTATTGATGCATCTGGTAATTTGGTAGTTAATGGTTTTGTAAAACCAAATGCATGGAGAGCTGGGCAAACAATTCAAACAATATTATTTAGTGCTAGTGATTTAAGTTTCAATTCAAACTATACTAATAACACAAACACTTATACATCTATAGTTACTGGTACTTACACACCTCTTTCTACATCTTCTTATATTTTCTTTGAAGTTTATGCTATGTACGATGTCGGTGGAGCCGCAGCTGACTCGTTCTTTTCTCAAATAACTTGGAACGGTAGTGAAATCGGTGTTCAACGTCAAGTTTGGGCTAATGGTTCAGGTGGTGGTACACGAAGTGGTACATTATTCCCATTGGTTGGTAGAGTAACTAACGGTAGTACAACTGGTTATGGATGGGCGGTTAATACTAGAAGAGATTCATCAGATGATGGTATTACAGTGTATAATAATAGTGGGTTTTATGTAAAAATAACAGAAATAGCTAGATAATATTATTCACCATATAAGTCTTTTTTAGGTGAACATTTATCTCTAATTAATTTCTCAACAAATTGAAACATTTTAAGGCCATTATCTTCACAATACTTTTTTAGTATTTCATGAGTTAATGGCGTTATTTTTATATTTTTATCTCTTTTCATAGCGTTATATTATTTACAATTTTCTTTGATTATAGTTTCAACAAAATTAAATATTTTTAATTTGTTATCTTTACAATATTTGATTAATATATCATGAGTTTTACTAGTGATTTTTAAATTTTTATTTTTCTTTATAAAATTGATAGATTTTTGTCCTTCACCACCATTTCCACCAATTCTGTGATTAACTAAATTTTTTAAACCATATTTGGCTATCCAAAATATTTCTCGTTCTTGCCAATTTTCATAAGGTACAACTTCTAATATTTTAAGAGATATTTCTTTATTATTTCGTTTCATTTTATTAACCCAATACTGTTTATAAGTTTTACTATTTTTTTCATATCTAGTATGATATATAAATCTTTTATGTGGGTCATTACTTTTACCAATATATTTAATTTTAACTCCATCCATTAATGCATAAATATATGTTATTCTACCGTTAAATTCACTCATAACCTAAATATACCATGATTTTATATATTTGTAAATGGTTAGTATGACAAAAGTATGAAAAAAATCATACTAAAAGAAATTATTATTCATTTTACATATCTCTTTTGAAAAAAACTGAATATTTATAATAAAGAATAGAATAAAGTAAATAATAACATAAACAAAAACAAACAATATGTCACAAAATGTATTCGTAAGTCCTGGGGTTTATACTTCAGAAAAAGACATCTCTTTCATCACAAGACAAGTTGGTGTAACAACTCTTGGTTTAGTAGGTGAAACAACAATTGGCCCTGCATTCCAACCAATATTTATAACTAATTATGGTGAATTCCAATCTTTCTTTGGTGGTTTAAATGCTACTAAAGTAAAAGATACTGGTGCTCCACAATATGAGTTACCATATATTGCAAAATCATATTTATCACAAGCAAATCAATTATTTGTAACTAGAATATTAGGTTTTTCTGGTTATAAAGCTGGTTCAGCATGGGGTATTGCTCTAGATGCTGATGTAGACCCAGAAACTGAAGTTGTTTCAGTTCCATCAACACCAGTAGCTACATTATTTAATTTTACAGCAACAACTGGTACTACTAGTGTTATTACTTCATTTTCAAGTAGTGACCCAATAATTCAAAATCTTTGGAATGAAGGTTTATTAACAACCGCATTAGGTTCAATTGGTAGTAAAAATGTTGGTGTGGTTATAAATGTAGATTTATTAATGTATAAAAAAGGTGATAACACATTTGAAGGTGAATCATTTAGTACAACTTTAATAGCTAAAGGTACTAGCGGTATTTATATTACAGGTAAAACTAGTGGTGTAACAATAACTTATACAGGTACTCCTTATGCTGATGTTGATAACCAAATAGTTGGTTTATTACGTTCTAGAGGTAGTATTAATACAACTAATCAATTACCTAATTTTGAAGTTTCTGGTGATTCATATAATGTTCAAATTGACCCAGCTTATACTGATTCAACTGAAAACCCATTAGGTGATTTTTCATTAAGCGGTAATTCTAGTCTTCAAGGTTTATTTAATTATACAGTATCTTTAGATAGTACTAAAATGAATTATTTACCTAGAGTTTTAGGTAGAGGTGCTCAAGATGGTAAAACTGCTTTATTCTTAGAAGAATACTTCCCTAATATGTTAAATGATGCAATCGCTTTGAATAAAGTAAGAGGTCTTAAACAAACATTAATTGAATACGACAAAGATTTTGAAGAATATCGTGATGAATATCAACCAGCTCAAACTCCATATGTTGTTTCTGAATTACGTGGTAATAAAGTATTAAGACTTTTCAGATTTATTACTATTTCTGATGGTAATGCTGCAAATGAACAATTTAAAATTTCGATTGTTAATATTAAACCAGATGCTAGAGAATTTGACGTATTGGTTAGAGGTTTCTATGATACAGATGCACGTCCAACTATATTAGAATCATTCAGTCGTTGTACAATGGACCCAACTTCAGCTAACTTTATTGGTAGAAGAATTGGTACTCTAGATGGTTTATATACATCAAAATCTTCTTATGTTCTTGTTGAATTAGATGAAGAATCTGATACAACAGAAGCATTCCCAGCAGGTTTTGTTGGTTATCCAATTAGAGATTATCAAACAAATGGTAAATCTGATGTTATTAATCCAATTATGACATTTAAAACAGTTTATGGTGAATTTGAAAATAAACGTAAATATTATTTAGGTCTTTCAGAAACACAAGGTATTGATTCAGATTTCTTTGATTACAAAGGTAAGTATAAATCTGGTGATGCATGGACTGGTTTAACTTCAGGTTTCCACATGGATATTGATGCTTCAGGTGTTACTATTGATGATGTTAATTATTTAATTAATCCAAATAACCCAACAGGTGGTACATATAGTCCAATATTTGAATTCCAAACAGGTAATGCTCCATTTAGAACAGATAATGGTTTAGTTGGAACTGATTATGAAAAAATATTTGCTCGTAAATTCACATTCGCACCATACGGTGGTTATGATGGATGGGATATTTATAGAACCAGAAGAAGTAATACTGATGATTTCTTAGTTAGTCAAAAAGATGGTATTAACGGAAGAATTTCGGAAGCATTCAAATATAGAACACTTAATAATGGTGATACAGGTATTAATTCTGATTATTACGCTTATTTAGAAGCTATTAAAACATTTGAAAATCCAGAAGCTGTAAATATTAATGTATTTGCTACACCTGGTATTGATACATTTGATAACACTAACTTGGTTGAAGCAGCAATTGAAATGATTGAAGAGGAAAGAGCTGATTCACTTTATATTGTAACAACTCCAGATTATGGAAATGGTGCTGAATTAAGTGCTCAAGAAGCTGTTGATATAATGGATGGTAACTACGATAGTAACTATACATGTACTTATTGGCCATGGATACAAATAAATGATACCGAAAATAATGTATTGATTTATGTTCCACCAACAAGAGATGTTGTAAGAAACATTGCATTAACTGATAATATTGCATTCCCATGGTTTGCAGCTGCAGGTATTCAACGTGGTGATGTCGATGCTATTAAAGCTCGTAAAAAACTTACTCTTGCTGAAAGAGATAATCTATACGAAAATAGAATCAATCCTATCGCAACATTTACTAGTGATGGTATTAAAATTTGGGGTAACAAAACTCTTCAAGTTAAAGAATCTGCTCTTAATCGTATCAACGTTAGAAGACTTTTATTACAAGCAAGAAAACTTATTTCTGCTGTATCTATCAGACTTCTTTTCGAACAAAACGATTCAGTTGTTAGAAATCAATTCTTAGGACTTGTTAATCCAATCTTAGATAACATTAGGAGTGAAAGAGGTCTTACAGACTTTAGAGTGGTGCTTTCAAACAGCCCAGAAGATATTGATAGAAATCAATTAACTGGACAAATATTCTTGAAACCAACACGTGCTTTAGAATTTATCCAATTAGAATTTGTAATTATGAACACTGGTGCATCTTTCTCAAATATCTAACTAAAATAATAACCAAATAATTAAACCCTCCAAAAGAGGGTTTTTTTATTTTATATAGATATTTATACTAAAACAATATTATGGCAAAGTTAATTATTACCGAAAAACAATATCATGCAATACTTGAGCATGTGAAACAAGCTAAGGTTTCTATAAATGAAAGCGAGAAAGCTATTACAGTTGATTTGACGATACTTTTAGCCCTCGGAACTCTATTAGGGTTCAACATTAGCGGTCATAATAAAATCAAAGCGGAAAAGGCATTAAAAGACCAAAAAACATTTCAAGAAATAAAAGATATATTATCTTCAGAAAATAAATTAAAAGAATTAATAAGTTCTTTTGAAGTTAAAGGTATGCCAGACCCAACAAAGAAATTATTTGATGATAAAGGTAAACTTATACCTAAATTTAATAAATTAGCAAAAGAAAATGGTTTTGATGTTAAATTAGGTTCTAAAGAACTTGTGAATCTACATCATCTAGGGAAATAAGTATTTCATAAATAATTGATATGATTTCTTTTACACCGTAGTTTTCACGCCATAATTCATCACTTATATTTAAATCTTTAACTTTTTGACTATAAATTTCATAAAGTGTTTGTGGTGTTATTGATAATGGTTCACCATTTTTAGTTAATATATCACAAACAATACCACAAATTTCTTGACTTATAAAATGTGTTTTCCAATCACATTCATCTAGAATTTTATCAATTGTTAAATTGTATTTAATTAATAATTCTCTTTCAGTTATTTTCATAATAATGGTTTTATTTGCAAATATACTAACTTTTAATCAATAATCAAATATTTATAATAAAAAGTTTAAAATGGCTAAAAAAATTATACTTACAGAACAACAACACATTGTTCTTATTAACCAAATACTTAGAGAAACAATCCAAAAAATTGATTCCGTAGAAGTAGGTGAAAGATTGGATGAAGGGTTTTGGGACTCTGTAAAATATGGCCTATCTAAATTAGGTAGATACAAAGCTAATGGTAAAATTCTTGGTAAAAGCAAAATTGACCAAGAAGCCGCTAGAAAAATTCAACAAATTATAGATAAAGAAGGTAATGAATTAATTAAAAACTTAGATTCTAAAATCAGAGAAGAAAATCCTGAATTTCCTAATAATAAAGACCCACAACAATTTTTAACTACTATTATGGAAATTGCTGCAATATACGATTCAATTGTTGCTGCAACCAAACTATCTCCAGAAGAACAAGGATATATGCCAATTGATGCTGCTAATAGTATTATTGGTGATTTAAGAGAATATACTAAAAAATACTTAGACACTGATTTAGCTGCTGTTTATTCTGGTTTGGATGAAAATGAAGATAATTTAGGTCATAATGAGATAATGAATGAAGAATATACTCTTGATGAAGAACAATTAAGAAGTATTGATGAATATTTTGGTTTTAATGAAGCTGAAGAAGAAGAACCTATTGATGCTGGTGATGTTAGAGCTGGTTTACAAGCGAAAAGAGGTGATGGTGAAGATTTTGATAGTACCAGAATGGATACTCTTAAATCTAATAAATTACCTTTGATATTAGCTGCATCTGGTGCGGCATTAGGTGCATTGGGTTGGATTGCTCAAACTGAATGGTTTAAAACATGGTTAGAAAGTGTTTTAACTACTAGTAAAATTATTCAAACACCAGCAGTAACTAAAGACGTTCTTGGTGGAGCACCAGATTCTAAAGGTTTTGTGCACTGGGCTAGTAAAATCATGGGTAAAGATATCACAACTGGTGCTGATATGCAACAATTTATCAATAAATATGGTGCTGAAAACGTTAGTCATATGTTTGATGGAAATGGTGGTGGTGATGCAATGGGTCAAATGACAAAATTGCAAGAATTAGTTGGTTCGAACCCTCAAGCTAGTATGGGTGATTTATTCAATAAAGCCGACCAAACTTTTGGTAGTATGAAAGATGGTCAAGGTTTATTTGGTGTAAGTGGTGCAGCTTCATTTTTTGCTAAAATAGTTGTTAAACAAGCAACAAAAGCAGTTGTTAAAACTGCTAGTACTGCCTTGGTTGGTAAAATAGTAGGTTTAGGACCTATATTAGCAGGTGTTGGTATTGGATTGTTGGCTACTGGAGCTTTGGTTAAATTATTTAGAATGAAAGGTCAAAAATCATCTAGAGCAGCTACTCTTAATGCATTGTATCAATCTATGCGTGGATTAGGTGGTGGTGTAGGGTTAGTCCCGTCACCAACAGGTGATGAAACAGGTAGTGGAGAAATTGAGTTAGATATTCCAAATGATGATACTGATGTTAATGCACGTACTGGAACACAAACAGGAAATGGTATAGGTAATATTACTGGTATGAATAAAAATACTGGTGATGTAACATCTACAGGTGGTGCTGGAACACCTAATGATACAAACCCAGCTACAGGAACTGATACTGGTGCTGGTGCTGGAACAAATCCAACAACAGATACAGGAAGTGAAGATACAACTAATAATGATTTATATAATGATTTAAAAAACCTATTCCAATTTATTGTTAACAATAAAAAAAGTATGGGTGATAAATCAGAATTTAATACAGGTACTAATAATGCACTTGCACAAGCTCCTTTGAATGAAGGTAAATTTATCAATGATAAATATGTTCTTCAATATTTAACAAAAACTTTAGGTGCTGATAAAATTAAAAATTTTGAAAATTTATTAACTAGAGTAGAATATCTTAGAAACGTACTTAAAAAGATGGCTGGGCGAACTACTGATTCAAATATAAACAATTTCTTAAAACAATTGAATTCAAA